TCAGCCATTATTGTAATTCTATGTTAAGTGTATCGGTTACCCCAAAATTTACTATTTGGTAAGTTAGGATAAAATTAATTGTATTTCTATCTACGTCATTATCAAATTTAATATCTTCTATTCTTACAGTAGGAAAAAATTGACCTATTTGATCTTGTATCATTAATAATAATTCACTTTGAGTAGAATCCATTATTCCTTCAAATAATAAAGATCTTAAATCTCCACCAAACATAGGATTAAATACTCTTTCTCCTTTATTAGTTAATAAATAGTTTAATAAATTAGCTCTTGTTTGTTCTCTTGTAGTAAATGTAGGAATAAATACAGCTGGTCCATTTATAGGAAAACCATATCCTACCGCTACACTAGGAGTAAGATCAATTGGAAATTTATTATCTATTATTCTTGCCATTATTTTTTATTTACCCATCAAACCTGCTATTTGACTCATATCAACTTCTCCTGCTGGTAAAGTACCATTTGATACATCCATACCTGCTTGAGGTTGGAATTTTTGTACACTATTAGTATTAAAAGCTGCTGTATCACCTAATATATTTTCATATGCTGCTCTTTTTGATTCGGCAGTCATTGATGGTGTTTGTGGCGCTATAGGAGCTTTACTTTCCATTACTGGTGTCTGATAAGTTGATTGAGTTATAACTTTTGGAGTTTTAACAGCTTCCAATAAAATTTCCTTCAATTCCTCTTGAATAGCCTCTCTAACGGCTTCTTTTATTATTGTTTTTAATGCTGATGTCTTCATTTTATTTATAAATATTAAATTATTAAGTTCTTGTTATGAAAGTTTAGTTGGTTTCTATTCCACTTGTATTAGATGAATTTGGATTATTAGGTTCTACATTAAATGTAGTAAAATTAGTTGGATAATTTTGATCTGCACCTCCTGATTTAGGATAACTATCAATTATTTCTATATTATATGTATAGGTTCCTAAAACATCTAAAGTTCCAATATATTCTTGAATTTGATCATTTCTACCAGCTAATTGTTGAAATTGAATTACTTCAATATCTTCACTACCTGTTAAAGATGTAGGTATAAGGGGCAATCCAGTTGCTGCTGTAAATTCAGAGTTAGTAGCATATCCAAGGTATAAATCTTCATATGTGGCAACAACATAAATAAGGTAATCAGCAAACATAGAAATAGTAGCTGCCTTATCATCTAGATTATCACCAGACCCAACATTTTCTCCAAATGCTGATTTTCTAGCTGCATAGTACATATTTACTTCACTAGAAACACCCTCTGTCTGTCCATTTTTTCTTATATAATCAGCTGCTAAAGAATATTCATTAGCTTTATCAATTCTATATCTATTACCCTTCATTTTTTGAGAAACTTGTAAGGTTTTTGCATTATAGAGTAATGGTTTTACTTTTGCATATAATATTTCTACGGCTGCAAATATTCCAGGGGGTTTACTCCACTTATCTCCAGTACCTACAAATCCTGGAGGTGGTCGTTTTCCTCTTGAAAAACCTTCTAATTGACCACTACCACCATGATCTTTTACAAAGTAAAAATAATTTTTTCTAATATATATTAACTTCTTTAAAAAACTAAGATTTTCTTCATCAAAATAATCACCAACTTCATTATTTCCGAATGTTAGGGCTGGTATAGTATTTTCATTAGCTGTTTGATATAAAATTTCAAAGTTAGGAATTACATCCCTACCATTTTCATTATTAAAAGTTTCTCTAAATGCTACAGAACCTGAGACTCCGAAATCCGTTCTTCTACCCGTCATTGGATCTACATCATCTTGTAATTTTGTAGACCTTTTTATTGTTAAAAGAGATTCAGTAAATCCTATTGAACCACTATTTTGAGGAGAACCATCCTGAAATGGACTCCCATTCCCTCCAAAAGTTGACATTTGTATAGAAAGGGGTTGATTTACTTGAATAACCCCAGATTGTATATATGAAGAAACTGTAAGACCTGAACCACCAGAGTATGATGTACCATTAACTAAAGCATCAGCCCCATATTCAATATCTGTAGGGGAACTGTTTAAATTAACGGTTTTACCTCCATATAATATATAGGATGGTAATTGTTGAGATGATGGATTAATGATTGGTGTATAAGTTGGTGGTGGTCCTAAAGTAATCCACCCTTTATTGAAATAATCTTGTAATTGTGCCTGATTTGGGGGCGGATCAAATAAGTTTACAGCAGAACCTGATATTACTACTTGTTCTCTAAATTGAGGTGGATTCCATAATGTGATGTTTTGAGTATATATATCAATTGCAAATTTAGCTTCTTGAATTAATGTTCTTACATTTGAGGCATAAGAAAAAGCTCCTTCTACTAGTTCTGGATTTACTGTAGGATTATTATTATACACAATTATATTTCTACCAGATCCTTCTATTGGATCTCCAGATACACCATAATCAGTAATCCCAATAGAATTTCTTCTTATACATTTAATTCTTCTTGACGGAAATGAAAATTTTTGCACTTTAATTCCCTTGGAATTTGTAATAAAACTTTCCCTATCATATTGTAAAATAAATCTAAAGTTTTTATATATTACTGGGTTAAGAGCCTTTGGAGTTAAACTTTCTTCTAAAGCATTTAAAGAATCTGAAAATGGATTTTGAATCTGGTCAATAGTAGCTAACTCGCCTGCAATATCTGTAGTGATATTATCTTGAACAGTATCAATATCTCCTTGTGTTACAAGTGGACATTGGTCTTGTAAGGTTATTATTGATGCAGCCATAGATAGTAATTTTTCAAAAGGATCTATAAGAACACTTATTCTATTTACTTGTGAAGCGACTTGATTTAGTAACCCGGTCATTGTAGCTACAGCAGCTGGTATTAAAGCAACTGAAGATTTAGCTATTTTAAGATAATCAGAAAGAGTCGTTAAAGTAGATGCAAATTTATTATTTACAGAATTGGGTTGTCCTACTCCACCAACAGCTGTAGGTAATGCTAAGATTTTTATTATTTCTACTACATCAGATACTAAAGCTACTTGCTCAGCTACTGGGATTGCTTTAGCTTGAAAGTTCATAACTGGAACTTGTAGTGATAATATTGTTTCTTTTATTGAATTAGTTAGTTGATATATATTTGTAATTTTTTCTTGACCTGATTTTATTAGTCTAGTTGCAGCTTCTTTTTGTTGAACCGACATTATAGGTTGAGCACATATTAATTCTGGTGTTAATAAATCACTAGGGTTTATATTTGGAAGTTGCCCTCTTAATAAAACACGTATATCAAAAGGTAAAGTATTAGGATCAATCCCACATTTTTCAATTAACTCTAATCCCTTATCAATTAATTTATTTTCCATGTCAGTCATGGTTTTTGATAATTTGTTAGAATTTTTGGCAATTTGTTTTACCTGTAAAATAGCTGTTTTATCTAAACCCATTACTTACTTGTTGTTATTGTTGATTTATATAATTCTATTTTACTTAACATGTTAGCCGCCGAAGTAGAAACTTTAACAGCTGCTGGGGTTAAGGCTATAATAGGAGCAGATATATCACCTGGTCCCCCTATAGGATTAGACTGTATTACATTAGCTAATTCATTTAAATCCCTACATAGATCTTCAAAATCTCTTAAAAATTTATTACCTAATATCATAGGTTCAGAAGCATTCTTATCACCTAAAGTTATACTTTTAGATTTAATTACTGTTGATGGTGTGTCAATATTAACACTTTTAAGAGAATTAAGACCTATAGTATTAAATGAACTTAATAAAATTGAGTCTGATTTTGAATTTAGTAGTAATCTACCTGAATTTAATATTACTTGTTCTCCTGAGTATTTATTAGGTAAAGTAGGTGGGAAGAAATAGGAATCATAGCTTGTTGATGATGCTGATATAGGAATTAATTGTGTAGATGTTAAATAAATGCTAGAAGCATCAGTATTAATATCTTCTACTTGAGGTATCCAAGGTTTAGTATCTTCTTCATGTTGCCCATTTTTAAATATTGTTATAGGATCACCATTTAACCCTGCATTGGACCATGGATTAGGTACTAAACTACCAGATACGGTAGATCCAAATCTAAGTGATTGACCCCATCTACCTTCATATATTATATCTCCTTCATAAGGTTGTACATTTCTTATATCTATTTTTTCTACAAAAGTATCTCCTAAATTAATTTCAGTTCCTCCATCAGTAACTCTTCTTACTAACCCAGCCTCAGTTGATTGATAATCTCTTGTTTGATTTACACCAGGAACACTATTTAATATATTTTGAAAAGGGTCTGGTATAGCGTTATGATGAACACTTCCCCATATATTAATAGGTTGAAAATAATAAAAAATTGTACTATTTACATTAGCTTGTACATTATTACTAGGTAAAGGCATTACATAAACTATTTCATTTTCTAATGGGACATTAGATACATTAGGAAATAAAGGTAGAGCAAAACTATCATTTGTAAAATCAGGATTAGGATTAGGTTTATTTAATAAAGTAAAAAATACACCTCCTAAAGATTGATATTCACCAAATTTTTTAAAAGTTTGAGGTTGTGATACACCCTCAAGCATAGCATGTCTAACTCGAGCAGGAAATATCCCTAAAGTTGATTTACTTGATCCTTTTGTTTTTGATTTTAAAAATCCAAAAATAGCTGTTCTAGGCATTACTATTCTTTATTAATTTGTATCTTTTCCATTTCAGCTAATAATGCATCCTTTTCATCTTCAGTTATCCCTAATCCTCCATCTTCACTAGAATTATTAACTACTCTTTGAATAATGGTAGCCATTTTTATTAAAGCATCATCATTTTTAACTCCTATTTCCATATATTCTTTAATTAAAGGTACTATAAGAGTAGCATCACCTATTTCTTGTACTAAAGGTTTTAATTCTGATATTAAAGCTGTTACTTGTTCTGATTTTTTCTTCTGATTGTTATATATTTCCTCTAAAATATCCGAAAATTTTTTATCCCCAAATACTACTGAATCTAATTGGCTCATAATTTTTGGTTATAAATATAAGAAAATTAAATCTTTGAGGAAGGATAATACCCATGTTCTAAATAAACTAAATATTTTTCCTTAAATATTTTATATAAAACATTAGCAATTTTAGTAATTTTAGGTGTTTTTACATCAATCATTTCTCTAATATAGATATAAAGTGCTTTTTTATTAAATACATCAATTGCATCTCTTTTTCTAAATAATTCAAGTATAGCATCTGCTATTTTAGCATCATTTCCTTTAGGGAAAATCTTATATATCCTTTCAGTACATTCTCCAACATATCTATCTATAAAAATAGATAATTTATCTTCGTATTTATATCCTTTATTTGACATTTCATCACCTTCAAAAGCACCCTCTGTAACCCTATCAAGATTATCTTCCATCTTTTGAGATAAAATAAATCCTGGTTCTGATGCATCTAAATTAGAATAATTTGCTAAATCATTTATTTGGATATTTTTAATTTTTTTACCATAGTTTTTAGTATTATATACTATTAACCATCTTTTTACTATAGTTCCAAAATAAGAATAAGCTTTAGCCCCTTTTTCAGGCTTAAATAAATGAATTTTAGATAATAAGAATACCATCAATTCATGTTGTAAATCTTCTAGATTTTCTACTTCAGTATAATAAAACTTAAAAGTATGGATTATATTTTGTGTAAGTTTATAAAAAGGATAATGAATAAAATCCTGATAGATTTCACTTCTTTCTTCTTCATTTTCAATAGAATCTAACCCATTGTATTTTACTATTGCTGCTTCTGTTTCTTTTGAAAAATATATACGTCCCTTTCTCTCTCTTTTATTTTTCTCAATTATATGATCCATTTATTCTTAGATTTTTTTAATATTAAAATCATTAAGAACTTCTTGTATTTGTTTAATAGTTTTAAAGAAATGTCCTACTTCATCATCACCCTCAAATGAACCCTTAATGTCTGTTTTTTTAATTTTTTCATCTGAAACCTCGATTACTCTAGATATATTATCTAAATATTTAAGATACCCTAATAAAATATCTTCTTGTTTTTCATTTTTACTTAGTAGATTAATAGTCGTAAATCCTAGGACCACGACCACTATTGAAAGTATTACTATTGCTGTTATCATAATTTGTCAAATAAATTTTTGAGCCCTTCACTTTTAATTGTACCTAAAGCTTTATTTTTAATAGTGGACTTCTTATTTGAGTTCAATGTATAATTATTTTTCGGCTTATCCAATCCATTTTTTAATGTAGGAAGCCATTCTTTTTCAAATTCAATTCTAGCTGCCATCATATCTGCATGATGTATTATATAAATTAAAGACGTTCTTGGTTTTGTTTCAACCATATAACTTTTAAAATATGGCTCATTAGCTGGATCATACAAACCATCATGTAATTTAATAGCTAAATGTTCATTATATGTTAATTTAATACCGGCTTGAGATAGTAGAAAAAGTGATCTATCTGGAACTGACATATAAGCAATTTTCTTATTGAATTGATACATTTCCCCCATATTTTTCTTTCTCCATTCATCTTTAGAAGGAATGTGAGAATATTCAACACCATCCCCCATTTTACCTAAATCATGATTAATAGCTGCAAATATTAATTCTTCTATAGTATATGTAGTAGTATCGGCTCCCATTTTATCCCACACACTATGTAGTTGAATAGCGCATTCAATGACACGATTAACGTGATCAATGTACCCACCTGGGAACGCGTTATGATACGCTGTCTTATGCGAAGCAGGCATAAGCACTAATTCATCCTGATGTTGATTATAAAATTTTAATAATTTGTCCTTTCTATCTCCAGTAATGTACTTATTAATGTACCCTTGGAATGTTTCCCAATTTGATGATATTTTTTCTGCTGGTATACTCATAACTTTTATTGTTTTTTATCCATTTCTTAATGGTGATCCTTCTCTTTCTAATGTAGAAGTTAATTGATTGATTATTTCTTCTGTTTCATTGATTTTTTGTAAAAACCCA